CTTGTCAAACTGGCGGTTCAAATCAAGCCCTGCAAGGAGCTTGTCAACATTGAGAAATCTCGCATACCAAGTGCCGTCCTCGAGTCGGGAGTAAAGATGGGATGCGAACTCAATGGGTTCACCATCTTCAACAACCTTCAAGAACTTTGGAACAACGCCCACTCGGCGAAACATCTCATCGCTCTTCTCCTGCGAAAGGCAGCTCAGCATAAACAACTCGTCTCCTACGACTGCGAGATCGACAGCACCGGACATGCGAGCTCCAACCTCGCGAATATCCGAGTTGTCCCCAGTAGTCGAACCGGATCCTGTTGACATAATGCCAAATTCGAGCGGCTCGACCAAATCTTTGCCTATCACAAAGATATGTGCTGACGACGTAATTGCTTCACACATGAACAACTCCCAGGTCCATTCAAACTCCAAGGGAGGATCTTCATCGTCGTCGTCGCGGTCAATGGCCTGCAAGCCATACTCATGATATTCCTGATACACGCGACGATAGGCCGAAGCCAAGAAGCCCGACCTATTGACGTTCCAGTCCCAGGCCTCAGCGTCGCTGTCCATAAGCTCGACCTGAGAAGTGATGCCTGTCCTGGTTTTCCTTTGAGCCTTCTCTGCCAAAATGCGGTCGAAGACTCTGCCCATGGCTTGGACTCCCAAATCGTCGTGGCCTAAGCCAGCGACGCACGTTGCCTCACTCGGATTCATCTGAAAACTGCGGATCACAGAAACGTTCTGTGCTTTATGAATCGTGAGCTGGGTCAACGTGTCAACTAAGCTGACATTCGAAATCAATCTCCACCTTCGACTGTCCTGCTTCTTCCTGTTGTGAGGCTCGGACTTCCTGAACAACTCCTCGGGATCCATGAGACCCAGTCGAACCAAAGTCGAAGGAGTGAACTTACAAATCCTCCTGAAACCCCAACAAAGACGAAGGAGAATGCGACATCGGACATAGTAAGACAACAACTCCAAGTGTTCAGTAGTGTTCCAAGCTCCCTTGGGACCTTTGATCCTTCTTGCGGTCCATCCCGCCGACTTCGTCATGTCCAAAGTGTTGAAAGCCTCGATAACCTTGTCATGAAGACCACCCCGAAAGATGTTAAGTCGGTAAGCTTCCAACGTGGACTTGGGGTATGACCCCCCCGGGAAACGATCGTGAACCCGTCCACTAGCGTCG